TAAAATAAAAGGACAAGAAGGATTTAAACAGTCATTTGAAGAAAAACACAAAGAAGAAATAAAAAAAGCAAAAGAATTTTTTTGGATTTATAAAGGATAAAAAATGGCACGTAATGATAGAAACCCATACAATAATCAGAACAGTTTGTTCAAATCGTTGACAAAATTGTTTTCTGGTCCGATTGTAAACAGAAGAACTCAGACAGGTAGACAATTAAGAAGAAGAGATTTGGATAAATATTCTTCTAGATTTAAATCAACGTCCGGACTTCAATTTAAAAAGTCTGAATACAACCCTATGAACATGACCGCAATCAATGCGATCTCTAATAGGAGCAGAACAGAAAGATATCACGATTTTGATCAGATGGAGTACACACCAGAGATAGCATCGTCGCTTGACATCTATGCGGATGAAATGACAACATACTCTAGCTTGACTCCTATGCTGCACATTAAGTGCCCTAATGAAGAAATCAAATACATTCTTCACTCACTTTATTATGACATCTTGAATGTATCATCTAACCTCTTTGGTTGGGCAAGAACAATGTGCAAGTACGGAGATTTGTTTTTGTACTTGGACATCGAAGAAAACATGGGAATTAGGAATGTTATAGGTCTTCCGTCGCAAGAAGTTGAAAGATTAGAAGGCGAGGACCCAACTAATCCAAATTACATTCAATATCAGTGGAACTCTGCCGGTCTTACTTTAGAAAACTGGCAAATGGCGCACTTTAGAATCCTAGGAAACGATAAATATGCTCCATATGGAACATCAGCATTAGAACCTGCAAGGAGAATCTGGAGACAGTTGACACTTTTAGAAGATGCAATGATGGCATACAGAATTGTTAGGTCACCAGAAAGAAGAGTATTCAAGATAGATGTTGGCGGCATTGCACCACAAGACGTAGAGCAGTATATGCAAAAGATCATGACTCAAATGAAACGCCATCAGGTTGTTGATCCTCAAACCGGTCGTGTTGATTTGCGCTATAACCCTCTGTCAATTGAAGAAGACTATTTTATTCCAATTAGGGGCGGCACATCTTCCACAGACATCATTAATCTTCCCGGGGGTCAATTTACAGCCGAAATTGAGGATGTGAAATACCTCAGAGATAAGTTGTTCTCAGCCCTTAAGGTGCCTCAGTCTTATCTTTCTATGGGCGAAGGAGCTACTGAGGACAAAACCACCCTAGCTCAAAAAGACATTAGGTTCGCTAGAACCATCCAGAGACTACAAAGGGTTTTGATTTCTGAATTGGAAAAAATTGGAATTATACATTTGTTTACATTGGGGTTCCGCAGCGATGATTTATTAGCTTTTAGTTTATCTTTAAATAACCCAAGTAAAATTGCCGAGATGCAAGAATTAGAACACTGGAAAACCAAATTTGATATTGCCGGTAGTGCTACTGAGGGGTATTTCTCTAAAAGATGGGTTGCCGAGAACCTGCTTGGTATTTCTGAGGATGAGTACATCCGAATGCAAAGAGAAATGTTTTCTGATGCGAAGTTTTCTGCGGCTGTTGAGGCTGTTGCTTCTGGTGGCTCTGGTGGTGAAGCCGGTGGCGACCTTGGTGGTGGTGACTTAGGTGGTGACTTAGACCTAGGTGGAGATGAAGGGGGCGACTTAGACCTTGGTGGAGATGATGCTGGTGATACTGGTGGAGATGACGAGGATGATGTTCTTTTAGCAGAACCGCCCGGAAAAAGGGACGATGATGCTCGACCAAAACGTAGAGGTAAATATAAAAGAAGACAACATACCTATCGCAAGGGCGGAAGAAGAAAGCAGATGACAAACACAGCACTCTCTGGTGAGCTTGGTACGTTAAGAAAAACTTTTCCCGGAAAAGTAGGTTTTGGTGGGCTCGACTCACTTGCTCGAGGCGTCGTTGAAGAGGGGAAATCTGATATTTTAGAAGAAGAGAAACTATTTAGTACTGATTTTGAAATCAAATCACTAATTGAATCATTAAGAAAGGTTGACGAAGATGAAACACAATAAGAAAAGAAATACCGCTTTTCTTTACGAATGCCTTATAAAAGAATTAACAAAAGCAATCGTTCGAGAAGACAAAAAAAGACAAAAATTTACAAAAAGAATCCTAAAAGAATTTTTTAATAAAAATAACGAATTACGGAAAGAATTAGACCTCTACAACTCTTTGCTCGAGACTAATTCCCCAGACGAATCCTTTTCTAGGCGGCTTCTAGAGGAAACAAAAAAAGACTTTTACGGCCTGAATAGGAAAACTGTTTTTAATTCCCAAACAAATCTTATAAATACCATGAACAAGCATCTAGGACATGGTGTTTTTTCAAATTTTATCCCGAACTACAAAGACATTGCTTCCGTTGGCTTGTATTTTCAAAATAATAAATTATCAGCGAAGAAAAGGATTATGTTAGAAAATAATTTGGTCAAGTTTTTAGGAAGAAAAGAGAAAACATTGACAGAAATGAAACACCTTGACAATCTGGAGTACAAAACATTCGTTAACAAATTTAATAACGCGTATGACAGGACCCTAAGAACAGAACAAAAGGATTTGCTGACAAATTATATTGTTTCATTTTCTGATAATGGCGTTGGTCTTAAAAGTTTTTTAAATGAAGAGATTGGTCGTCTCAAAAACGCCGTACACCAGCGGATCGTAGAGGGTCGTACTAACTCTAATTTGCAAAATTTTAAAAAACTTAAGCAAAAGCTGGACAACTACGCACAAACTCCAATAAATCAACAAATGGTTGAGGAGATTTTTTATATTCAAGACCTAATAGCAGAGGTATCTAAGAATGACAGTAAAAATTAACATTGAAAACGAAAAAACAGAACCAGAATCAGCCGTCAAGATAGGCTTCAAGGAACCCGAGGGTCCAACCTCAGGTGTTAAGATCGAAATCAAAGAAAAGGAAGGGATACAGTTCCAATTGCAACTAAGGTCCGCTCTCAATGGTGATCTGATAATTTTAGACCACAAAGACATTGACATAGTGATTCAATCAAAGAACAAAAAAGTTGTAACCTTTGCAAAAGAAATAATGTCAGATGTTGTTTATGGAGCAGAATCTAGGCTCCTAGAGTACCTTAAAAGGAACGGAATCATAAACTATGACTCGATACAGGGTGGGAACATTTACGGCTCCTTAGAAGGCACTCTAATGGAATCAGAGACCCACGATCCGATTAAGGCAACACTACTGAACATTTCAGAGTGGCTAAAAACCGAAGAACCATACATCAAAGGTATGACAGCTTATGAAGAAATGGAGGATGACGCCTTGTTGGATCCTGACGCAGAACACTCAACAGAACTCGGACAGGTGCCGCAATCCCCGGAAAAAGGGTCTATTGCTCAACAGGGAGTTTTCGCACCCTATATTTATGGCAGATACAGCTATTGATTTTGGAGTAAACTTGAGTATCTTTAATTATATTTTAGTAGCCTACGGCATGACTTTTATAATTGTTTATGGAAAAATCTTTGAGGATATAAGACCTAAGAAAGATTATAGCAAAAAATGGAACACACTTTTTCACTGCCCTTTGTGTATGGGCTTTTGGTGTTCTCTATTTTTGTTTTGCATAAACGGCTACACAGAACTATTTACATTTGAATATTCCCTAGGGAATGCTTTCTGTCTCTCTTGTTTGGGAGCCGGAACTACTTATTTGCTCTCCATGATCATCAATGATGATGGAATAAGAGTATCATCAAGATCAGGAGGTGATTATGTTGATGATTAAACGATGGATGCTTCAACCAGTTCGTCGCTGCTGCAGCGGATCCTGAAGCGCGCCGGTAACGCCGGCACTTATTTTATTTGAGGAAACAATGTCAAAAACTTTATTACGAGAATTCTATGCTCTTTGTGAAGGTGGCATTTGTCAAGATCTTTTAACCGAAAGAGAGAAGAGAGAAATGGCAAATGGCAAAGTTCTTTACATGTCCGGTCGTTTACAAACTGCCGATAAACAAAACGGAAACGGCAGAGTCTATCCATACAATGTTCTCAAAAGAGAAATGGATAATTATCAAAAAGTTGTAAAAGATGATCGTGCTTGTGGCGAATTGGACCACCCAGATGATTCAGTTGTTAACCTCAAAAATGTTTCACATATTGTTACGGACGTTTGGTGGGAAGGTAAAGATGTTATGGGCAAATTAAAGGTCCTTGATACACCTTCTGGGAGAATACTAAAGGATCTGGTGAACGCTGGTGTGAAACTTGGAATTTCTTCCCGTGGTCTTGGGTCCGTAACAGAATCTTCTAATGGGACAGTTACGGTGGAAAACGACTTTCAGTTAATTTGTTTTGATATTGTTTCGGAACCATCAACTCCCAATGCGTACATTTATCCAAAAGATCAGGGCAATGTTTCGACACGCTTGCGGGAAGTCAAAGAAAATAATATCAATGATCTTTTTAAGAAAATCCTCGGAGAATAAATGAATAAAAACCAACTTAGAAAAGTTTTAAAACCACTAATAAAGGAATGCATCAAAGAAGTAATTTTTGAAGAGGGCACTCTTTCTACCATCATTTCTGAGGTTGTAAAGGGCACATCTTCTTCGCAAATAGTTGTAAAAGAAAATACCCACAACGATAATTCCGAACGGTTTGAGCAAAAAAGAAAACAATTATTAGAGCAAAAAAGAAAAGTGCTTGATGCAATCGGCAAGGATGCCTACAATGGTGTTGATTTGTTTGAAGGAACCATACCGATGGCCAGATCTGAAGCATCATCATCTCCTCATGGCTCTAAAGCATTGGATGGTATAGACCCAAGAGACCCGGGAGTTGACATCTCACAGTTTGGTATGTCTAAGCAAATTTGGAAAAAACTGGCGGGAAAATAAATGGCTACTAATCACATAGAAAAACCTCGAAAAAACGAAGACCCAAATAGATTTATCAAAAGATTCATCAAAAAGTGTAAAAAATTAGGCATTATTGATGAGGTAAAGGACAATAGATATTATACAAAACCTTCTGTCAAGAAAAGACTAGCAAAAAAGAGGGCGATCGCAAAGCACAAAAAAGAACTTCGCAAGCGTCTCCGGAGACAAAATTAAATAAAATTACTAGTTATGTAATAGGAGAACTGTATGTCGTCAAACATCTACACAGCCGGTCTTAGAAATGTAGGATCATATCAAGTATCAGGCCAACCGTACCTCAGCGGTACTG